CTTACACCGTTAAAGTTAACGGAGAAGAGGTCTCAGTTGAGCTTGATGAACTTAAAAATGGCTACTCGCGTCAAGCAGACTATAACAAAAAGAGTCAGGCACTCGCGGCTGAAAAGAAAACTTTTGAGCAGGCCCGCGATGCCATCGTACTCGAGCGACAGCAATATGCCCAACTTCTTGGCGCACTGCAGCAACAATTGAACGTAAACAATGAGCCGGCTCCCGACTTCGAGCGGATGTATGACGAAGATCCGATTGAAGCGACTCGGCAAGAAAGACAATGGCGACAACGTCAGGGTGCAAAGCAGCAAAAGCTGAAGGCGATACAGGTGGAGCAACAGCGGGTAAGCCAAGCGAACCAGCAACGCCAGCAGCAGCAAATGCACGAACTGATCACCGCAGAAGTCGAGCGCCTCCCCGAGGTCATTCCTGAGTGGAAAGACCAGGAAAGGGCAGGCAAAGAAAGAGAGCAACTCCGAGAATACTTGTTGGAAAACGGAGTAGCCGAAGATGAGATGCAGGCATTGGTGCGCGCCAACCACATAAAGGTTTTGCGCAAAGCGATGTTATACGACCAGGGCCAGAGCAAGGTCAAAAGGGCGACCAAGAAGGCGTCCAGGTCTAAAACTGTAAAGCCTGGCAGCAGGCAGGGGCAAGTGGCCCCACGTTCAAGGAAATTGAAAAAAGCTCGTCAGCGCCTGAAAGAATCCGGTCGGCTCGATGATGCAGCCGGCTTACTAGAATCAATGTTGTAGATAGGAGCGAGTAGGACAATGAGAAAATGGCAATCGTTACAAATAGCTTTACCAGGTATTCCGCAATCGGCATCCGCGAGGACCTTAGTGGGGTAATCTTTAATATATCACCCCAGACCACTCCTTTCGTCAGTAACATGACAAAAAGAAGGAGTGTAAGTAATACGTTTTTTGAGTGGCAAACAGACAGTCTCAGTAGCCCGGCCCTTAATGCACATATTGATGGCGATGATTTGAGCAGCTTCACGGCTGTAACTCCCACAGTCAGACTGGGTAACTATACTCAGATATCCAGGAAAGATTTTGTGATAGCCGATAACCTCGGTGGCGCTATCGATGAAGCTGGGCGGAAATCTGAAATTGCTTACCAACTGGCACTCAAAGGGGATGAGCTCAAGCGTGACATCGAGCACAACCTTTGTGGTTTAAGCCATGCTGCGGTAGGTGGCAGCAACACCGCTGCTCGTAAAACAGCACCGTTGACTTCCTGGCTAACTTCCAACACCTCACTCGGCACAAACGGGGTAAACCCCACCTTGTCTGGTGGAGTACCAAATGCCGCCCCGACTAATGGCACTCAGCGGGCTTTCACTGAAGCCATGCTGAAAACCGTAGTGCAGTCTATGTACAGCAATGGAGGTGATCCTAAGTTTTTGATGGTTGGACCTCACGCTAAGACTGTGGTCAGTGGCTTCGCCGGCATCGCCGCGCAACGCTACCAGGCGCCTGATGGCCCCACGACTATCATCGGTGCTGCTGATGTGTATGTTTCTGATTTCGGATCAATCTCGGTTGTGCCTAACCGATTTAGCCGGGCCAGGGATGCATACGTTATCGATCCCGACATGGTCGAAATGGCTACGTTGCGGCCGATCCAGTCTGAGCAGCTAGCTAAGACGGGCGACGCTACCAAGTACATGCTCCTTTGTGAGTATGGCCTTCAGGTAAACAACCAAGCCGGTCTTGGTGTAGTTCGAGACCTTAGCACGTCGTAAAAAAAAGGATGGAAAATGGCAGATAAGCGCAACCTATCGGTTGACCCTCTCTCTGGAATAAAGACTGACTTTATCTACGAGGAAGGCGATAGCCTTAAAGATGATCAGATCGTGATTGCAACTTCGCAAGACGTGACCAGCATTGTTGAGGCAAACAAGCGATCGGCTAACGCCATCGACAAGCACCATAAACATGGTGAATGGTCGAAGGTTGCGTCTATCCCCATGTCCATCTACCACAAATTGAAGGAGCAGGGCATCGCTGATGACCCTGTTCGCTTCAAGCGGTGGCTGAATGATTCAGATAACAAATACTTCAGGACCCGAGGGGGTACAGTGTAGTGGCCCTCACTACTTTTACAGAGTTAAAGGCAAGCGTGGCCGATTGGCTTAATCGCACCGATTTAACGTCTGCAATCCCAGATTTTATTACCCTGGCCGAGGCTGAGTTTCAGCGCAGTATTCGGCACAGAAAAATGATCACCCGGAGCCAGGCAACCATCGATAGCCGGTATTCGGCAACGCCCGCAGACTGGATGCAGTCGGTGAGCCTGATCATGGATACCAACCCGGTGACACCGTTGATTTATGTGACCAGCGAGTGGCTCAACAAGATGCGCAACGACTCAAGCGCGACCGGCACGCCTGAATATTACACCCATATCGGTGATGAGATTGAGGCTTACCCGGCGCCAGATTCAAGCTCTTACACGGCAGAGCTCGTCTACTACGCAAAGATACCTGTGTTGAGCTCCAGCAATGCCAGTAACTGGCTTTTGGCGCTGAGCCCTGACATTTACCTTTATGGAACTCTTATCCAAAGCGCGCCATATCTTCGTGATGATGAGCGCCTGGTTACCTGGGGAGCGATTTACAACAAGTTGGTCGAAGACATGAACGTGTCTGACCAGCGAACCCGTGGACAAACCAGTGTGACGATGCGAACTCGAGCACTTCAATAGGACGGCAAAATGGCAGTTGGGGTGCGGGTAGATATGGGCAATGGGGTGCAGCGGCTGCAGAACGCATTCAGCGCGGCCAGGCGACTGCTGGGATGGTTAAGGTCGGCCCTGCGCAGATTCACTGATCATCCTCGTTTTCAGAGTCTGCTGGACAAGATCGTATTGCTTCCGACTCTGTCGTTGCTGTTTCTGCTTTTAATGCTAGCGGCCATCATGAGTGGGGGCCGCAGACTGATCCGTCGACTGACTGGACAAAACAAAATGAGGAATACTTAATGGCTTCGACCTACTCAAATGACCTCCGAATCGAGCTCCAAACTACTGGCGAGAACCAGGGAACTTGGGGAACAAAAACCAATGCTGCGCTCACTCAGATAGCATCGGCTTTCAGTTACGGTACCAAGGATTGCTTCGCAACTGACGCGGATCAAACCGTAACGGTGCCCGATGGTACTGCCGATGCATCGCGAGCTCTATATTTGAAGGTGACATCAAGTGCCACTCTGACTGCCACCAGGACCCTGACTTTGGGGCCAAACACCATCTCTCGACTGATGTTCATCGAGAACGCGACAACAGGATCTCAAAGCATCACGATAAGCCAGGGATCTGGCGCTAGCGTCACAATCGCGACCGCTAAAACAACCGTTGTTTATCTTGATGGCGCAGGCAGTGGCGCTGCCGTTGTTGATGCAATGGCCAAGGTTGATCCAGGTGTTACGGACACCCTGGCTGAAGTGTTGACCGCAGGAAACACCACAACAACAAACCAAAAAATTATATTCAGAGACTCTGCGATTTACATCAATTCCTCGGCAGATGGACAGCTTGATATTGTCGCTGATAATGAGATTCAGATAGCGGCCACTACGGTTGATCTGAACGGAGCTTTGGACGTTTCAGGTGCCTCACAGTTTAGCAACACGATCACTGTAGGCGTTGATGACACCGGATACGATGTCAAATTCTTCGGAGCAACTTCTGGAGCCTATATGCTCTGGGATGAATCCGCAGATGACTTAAAACTAGTCGGTGCTGCTGGGCTTACTGTTGCAGGAGACATAGATGTAGATGGCACTACCAACTTAGATGCCGTAGATATCGATGGCGCAGTGCAGGCCGATGGAACGATCACTGTAGGCGTTAACGATACTGGCTATGATGTCAAATTCTTTGGCGCTACTTCAGGCGCATACATGCTCTGGGACGAGAGTGCTGATGATTTAATCTTGGCAGGTGCTGCTGGATTAACTGTTGCAGGGGATGTGACTGTAAACGCTTTAAAAAACACTTATTACCCCACTCATTCATTTCTAGATCTAGACAATGCTAATGGCAGCACTGGTAGTAATTCAGTAATCCTGGGGTCTACTGGCTCAATGGACTTCATCGTTGATACCAATACAGGCTCAACGGCTGACACCTTCACATGGGGAAGAGATGGCATAAACGCTGGCGCAGCAGCCTACGTTGAGTTGATGCAGCTTGCTAACTCAGGAAATTTAGCAGTCACAGGGGAAGTAGCTGCTGCAAGCCTAGACATCTCAGGAAACGTGGACATAGATGGCACTACTAACCTAGATGCTGTAGATATCGATGGTGCTGTACAAGCTGATGGAACGATTACTGTAGGCGTTGATGACACTGGCTATGACGTTAAATTCTTCGGTGCTACTTCAGGTAAATCCCTTCTTTGGGATGAAAGTGCTGATAGTTTAATTGTCACTGGTACGATTGATTCTACAACTGTTGAGTTTGATAACTTGTCTGGAACGGGCAGCGTCAGCGTTACGAACATCCTTGATGAAGACGGGATGGGAACCAACAGTGCCACAGCTCTAGCCACACAGCAGTCCATTAAAGCCTATGTAGACGCTCAAGTAGATACGGCAGACAGTTTGTCGGAAATCTTAGCTATTGGTAATACTTCTGGTAGCAACGACATAGAAATGGGAACCGCCCAAAAGGTTCAATTCAGAGACTCTGCGATTTACATCAACTCCAGCACAGATGGTCAGCTTGATATTGTAGCGGACACGGAAATTCAGATAGCGGCTACTACCGTTGATTTAAACGGCAATCTGGATGTTTCTGGAACTGTTGTTTCCGCAGGAAAGATCACTGCTGATGCAGGTATTGATATTGATAACTTCAATATTGATGGAACCACTATCGCTTTGAGTTCTGGCAACCTAACACTGGACGTTGCAGGATCTATAGATATAGATAGTGACGATGGGAATATTTACTTTTCAGACGGTGGGACTGTTTTTGCACAGATGACCAATTCTAGTTCTAATTTGATATTAAAATCCTACGTCTTGGATAAGGATATCGTTTTCAGAGGTGTTGATAGTAGTGGCGTTGTGCAAGCCCTGACTTTGGATATGTCGGAAGGAGGATCGGCTACATTTTCAGATAACATTACGGCGGTTGGCACTTCAGTATTTACCAATTTAGACATCTCAGGTGATGTTGATATTGACGGCACTTTAAACGTGGATGCAATCGACATTGACGGTGCCCTTCAACTAGACGGGGCACTTACAGTCGGCGTGGATGACACTGGCTACGACGTTAAATTCTTTGGTGCTACTGCTAGTGCTTATATGCTCTGGGATGAATCTGCTGATGATTTAATCTTGGCAGGGGCTGCTGGTTTATCTGTAGCTGGCGCATCAACCTTAACAGGCAATACAACTGTTGGTGGAACTCTAGGAGTCACAGGAGTCGTAACAGCCAACGCAGGTGTAGTAGTTGATACCATGACGCTTGACGGTTCTACTCTGTCAGCCACAGGCGACTTTATACTAGATTCTGAAGGCGATATTATTCTTGATGCTAACGGAGCAGACTTTCTTTTAAAAGATGCGGGCACTTTGTTTCTTTCGGTTACAAACAGCTCTGGCGATACGATA